CAGCAGGACACGCCCCTGCATAAACAGGGGCATCAGCTCTGAACCTGGCCTGAACAATACGATCCCCATACGCGGGGCGATTTCAGGGGTCAGTAGTGCTCTCACGGTCACCTCAATGAACGGTATCGAGCAGCTTTAACAGCTCAGGGAATCGGGATTCGAAGAAATGCGGCTGCGTCTCGCGCGGATTTGCAGGACTGGTGATGTTCTTGCCGAACATGCAGCCTTTCGCTGTCAGCGACCAGAATTTTTTGATGTTGTTAATCGCGGTACGGCTGTATCGTTCGCGTTGTTCAACGATCCCCAGCTTCGCCATCTGGTGATATGCCTGATTAGCCGTCAGGCGGATACCATACTGCTTCAGCAGTGCACTCAGCGACAGCGTAGGGCGGCTTGAACCATCTGGCGCATCAGCAGGTGCATCAATGGCATAGATCGGCATAAGTTCAGGAAGACCAGCTACCTTTGATAATTTCTGGTATGCACCAAGTTTCGAGGAGTTTGACAGATTTAGAGTCTTTGCTGCTGATTCAAGCAGAATGACCCCGGATTTAATTTTGTCGGATGTGGTTTCTTCTGGTGATGAATTATGAAGCGCATCAAAAGTACGTATCACTTTTAAGCTGAATGCCGGGCTGATCCACATTGCATATGCATAGACCAGCTCTTTACAGACATACGTCCCACCATTGCGCCCCTGAATGGTGATGACAGGAATACTACGGGAATCTCCCGTAGTTTCTTCTTCCAATAATTCCACAAGAGCCTTCGTTTCAGGACGACGCATAAACTCGTGAACTTCCAGCGAACGGGAGGAGCGATTCTCACCAGCGGCAAGAAGAGCAGCTTTCTGAAGGTCGTTAAGACAGTAGTTAGATTCGAAGTACTGGCGCACAGAAACGCCATCAATTACAAGCAACTGATTCATTGGTTTCTCCACAAATTTTTATCCACGAGCGGGACTGCACTCCCTTTTCGTTGATGCAGGATGAACTTACTGCGATTTTTAATAGTTATCAAGGATACACTGTTCATAAATACAGTATCTTTAACGAGGTAATACCCAAATTTAGGGTGTTGCTCAATTCCGTTACCGAGTTGCTAATTTGCAACTCGCTTTTTCGTACTTACTGATAGTGATCTCGACCTTCCCTTCCGGGATAACCGGTCCCCACTCCACCAGCATTCTTTTCACCTGGCTGTCGTCTTCCCACACACCCGCGTGGGTCAGGGCGTCAAACAGCGCCTTGTTATAGTTGTCCAGATCGCGGATCCGGTTATCCGGAGGAAACAACACGATCTCCACTGAAGCAGGTGCCGACGTTGGTTTCGGCAGACGACGTAACTGCTCAACTATTGCTGCACACGCCGCGCTCTGGAATTTTCGCCCCGCCGCGCTTATCAGGCTCTTACCAGCAAACGCCCCTTTGTTGGGGTGTCGCCAGTACGTGTTCACGCTGGGCGGAAAAGGCAGTATTAGCTTCATACTTTCAGGCCCCTCTCATGTAACCAGTGGGCTGCACGCAGCCTGGCGTTTGCCTCACCGGCAAGCAGGGCGCGGATAATCCCGACCGCCTCGCTGTCGTCGTCCTTCACCGCGGTATGAAGAGTGATACCCCGGGCCACGCCACGCTTTATCGTGATGACACCTTTTTTCTCCAGTGCGCGAAGATGCTCCACCGCTGCATTCACCGAACGGTATCCCAGCATGGTTGCCACCTCCTGATTGGTTGGCGGGAAGCCACGTTCTTTCTGATAAGAAATCAGCATATCCAGCACCTGCTGCTGGCATTGAGTTAATGTCGTCATGCCGCCATCTCCCTGACCAGTTTTTCCGCCTGCTGGCGAACCTGCGCCAGAAATGCCTCACCACATGCCTCAAGTTCATCGCGCCCGATGTAGCTGATTGCCGCTCCCTTCCAGGTCTTGTCGAAAACAGCAATAGCACCAGCGAAGAAAGCACCTGTTGGCACCTGCTTTTCGTCTTTCGGGATAAACCAGGCAGGCAGTTCAAAACCAATACGCCCGCGAATAAAAGCAATATGATCTGCATCTTCCGGCCACCACACTTCGCTGGTGGCAGCTTTGATCAGGAAAACATAGCGCCCGCCTTTATCACGCATGGCACTGGCATGCTTCATGATGTAACGCATGCCGGTGATGTATTGCCCCTCATGCTGACTGGCGCGGCTGTATGGGGGATTACCAAAGGCAGCACCTTTAAGCTCCGCAAGGCGTTCTGACCAGTCATGCGCCAACGCGTTGTCTTCCGCCGTGTAATACGCAGCACATTTGGCGTTATCACCGTCAGTAAACAGATCCAGAACAAACGGGCCAAACAGAGTGTTAATTCCCCAGAAAATGTTGTCCGGCGTGCGCCACTGATCGCCCGCTTCCTTCAGTTCATGGGCTGGTTTGTTCCGCAGTTCCGCCAGCGCCTGGCAATATTTATTACTCATTAAGCCCCCACGTAATTCCCTGAGAGATACCACTCTTCACCTGATGCAGCCCGCTTACTGCTTTTCCGTAAACACCGTTCACGACGCGCCAGAAAATTGTTTCGTTCTGGCTGGGAGTGGCTTTCACGGAATGCCGCCATCCACACCGTTGCAGCACGACGGTATAAGCCCCTGGACTCCAGTTCTTCCGCCTGGCGGGTCAGGCACAAAATCACCCGCGGGTCGTTAGTGCCGACACAGAAATTGCGCACAGGTCTGGTTTCACGAACTGGTTGTGGTTCCGGATCCTGCGCTCTCTCAGTCAGGCGTGGGAAATGTCTGCGTGTATCTCCTTCACAACGGTGAGCCACACGCCCACTCTGACGTAACTTGCTTGCTGACTGCAGAACGCGCTGCCGTGAGTAACCAGCAAAAGCATCCGCAATGTCTCCGGAAGTACACCCCGGATGGGCTTCAATGAATTTCTGAACGTCATTCAAAAGACTCATGCTCACCCCCTGAATCCTGCCGGGATCTGGCTGTAGTCCACGTTGTCGTAACTGGCTTTGAAGTACGGGTCCTCGCGTCTGACTGCAGATACCGCAGGAACTTCCCAGGATTCTTCGAAATGACGATCCGGACCAAAGAACGTCGACGCCTGCTTCACGAACTGGGTACCGGTATTTCCAGAGACACGCACCCAGGCGGCATAGCGTTTCACACCGTCGAGCATGGTTTCGGGTGTCACACCTTCCCTGATTCGGGCTTTCCAGGCTTTAAAAGCGGCGGATTTTGAATTACCACCAGCACGTTTGGGATATTCCTGCCAGGCCTGTTCAAATTCCGGTGAATATTCCTGTCTGGCAGAACGCGCTGGTGCAGACGCGTCAGCGGATGCGCCAATAGTGTTTTTAGTCTCCGTTGTAATCTCTGTAGTAATCTCTGTATTTGTATCAACATTCGGCGTATCCCCTGTTCCGTTATGACGTCGGGGGGTGTTCCGTTTTAACGTAATAGCTGTATCGCTGATTGCATTATTGCTGTTACTTTCTAGCGAAACAGAAGAAGGTGTGGTGATGGCCGCAATTGCCTGTGGGTTGATCCCGACAAACAAAATATTGCTGCATTTCACCCCATCGAGCATTTCCACCGTGCGTAAATCCAGAGTAATAAACCCTGCATCGCGCAGACGCTTCAGCGCATCTGCGGTTTCCCTTTTCCCGAAACCAAACTGCTCAGCAAACGCCTGGTAGCTTCTTTGCAGTTTGTCGCCCTGAAAACGCTTGCGATATCCCAGCAACGCTCCGGTGTGCTCATCCCTGACCTCTGTCGGGCGGTACCAGTAAACGATCTCTGAAAGCAGAGCGATAGCCGTCGCATCCGGACGCCCACTGGGTAGTCGAATATATTTCCACCAGGTCGCAGGTGTAACATTGCCGGAAATATTAATTTGACCAATAGCCATAACTTCCGGTGTGGGGGCGTAACGGCTCATACAACCTCCTTCCGCAGCATGAGAATTGTGTAGCCACGCGCAGGTTGTAGTCTGGCTTTTGCATCAATAGTAAGCGTTGCAATTTTTCGGATATGAAGATAACCAGCTCTTTCCAGTGCCAGGGTTTCCCTGAATATCGCTTGCTTAGAACAACAGCAGAAATCAGCAAGCACCTGATGATCAATAACTCTCTCGCCTTCACCGTCTGAAGAACCCGACATCAAAACACGCAACATAATCAGGCGCTGAATCGGGTTATCGAAAGCACATCCGCACACAAACTGAAAACAGTTCACGCCACACCTCCCAGACGCTTAAACATTTTTCCGGAGCAAAAGGCTATAAGCGGCATACTGACGCGGTAATTACGGCCCAGCGGTTCACAAATCACCTTCTGACATTCACGGTCAACCAGGCTGACACGTAGAACATGCCCTGCAGGCGTGGTGTACCACTGACCAGGACGAGGACAACGGAAAGTCTGATTGGTAAACCGTTTGAAAATATTCCGGATCATTTGCGCCCCCTTACCTCTGAAGGGTTCAGCGACAAATTTATGAGACTGGCCAGTAGCGCCGCGTCGTTGATGCTGTCATACAGACTTACAGCCAGCGGGGATTCGGCTTTTGCCAACATGGGATAAAGCTGCTGCAGCCAGACCTGATGAATTGATGAAATGTAGGAATAGAGAACGCTGGCGTTATGTGCAACGTCGCTCAGTACAGAGGGATTTGAAAGCTGTTTCTCCATCTGGTTAAAGGCATTGATGTATGCCTCTTTGAACTGGGCAGCACGTTTACCCGTGAAGCCCATAGCAAGGAACGCGAAGCCATCGCGGGTTATTTGATAGCAAGGTAGTTTGCGAGTACCGCCGTTGGGCTGGCGTACCAAAATTGATGTCTCCGCAAAATTGCGGGCACAAAACTCTGGAGAACAATCCAAAATGCGGATCTTTTTCAGAACATCGTCATGACGTTTAGAGAAGAAGTCAGCAACAGCCAAAGAAGATGTAACAGCCTGACCATCAACGATGGCAATTTCAGGTTGAGAGAGGGTTGGGAGAGTAGTCATAGTGACAGCCCCGGTAGTCAGTTTTTTAGAAAACTCACCACATGGGACGCCAATCACAGAGGTGGTGAGACGTACAGGGTTGGCGTTACCGGAGACTACCGAACCCGGCCCGACCGAAGTCGGCCCTGTACGCCCCACCATAATTTGGGCGTAGCAATGCTCATGACACGAAAAAACCGCATGAGCGCGGTTATGCTCAGTAATCAATTTCAGGACGCCAATCCCGGCACCCGCTTTATAAGGTGCCTGAGCAGTGTAACGTCCCGGAATTGCAGAATCAATATGCTGGTGGTCCTTCACACTCAACAAAATCACGCCTGAATTTCCACAAAGGACTAAAGCACTCATGCGGGTAGTCTTTGCGAAGATAGATAACGCGCTGTGTTTCTGGCTCCCAACGAATAACATGAACATAAAGTCCTCTTCCGTCACGAAACCAGCGGTTAAGTTCCTGCACAACTCGCCCCCCACAGTCAGGTAAAGTTCTCTGTGGTTACTTACAGCCAGGTGATTTGGTAATCTGCATTCATGCCGTAACAACAGGTGTTCAGCGACGCTGACCACCAGCTGTTGCGACAAACGGTTATTTGCCGTTAAACTATTCATGCGTTAGTTTCTCCACAACCAGAAGCAATCGACGCCACGACGCCCGGAGCTGCACACTCGCGGGCGTTACTATTTTCTGGAGCGCAGAAGATTTTGTAGACCAGTGCTGCATGCTCCTGGAGCTTCGAAATTGAGAGGTACAGCTCGTCGTTAATTGTTGTCTTCTCATGCGGTTCCACTACACCGTCTTCGATTGCTGAACGAATCTGTCTGGAATAACTGCCGATCTGTTCAATGACTTCCAGCAGACGCTGGTTAATATCGGCGTTGTCCACATCCTCGACGTCAGGAAGAGACACAAAGACGCCATTTGCAGACTGCGCCACAGCGTCAGCAATGAAGTGAGTTCCACCAGCACGTTGTAAAATCATTGCCCATCCCAGCGGGAAAATCTGATCGCCATCGGCACGAAGGCGATTGAATAAAGCGTTCTCTGTTACATCCAGCCAGTCAGCGGCTTCAGCGTAACCCCCCGGCAACGCCGCGATAGTTTTTCTGACAGCTTTCACGTACCACTCAGGCTGTTTTTCTATTTTCCAGTGATGCTTACCCACGGCTATCTCCTTAAAACTGTGGTTACTTTTCATCTGATGAATCTTTAATCTTTTGAAAAATATCTGGACGTAATTTTTCTTTTGATATGCCAGTGGTCTTTTCAATGAATATCGAAAGCTTTGCAGGGGGACGCTTTTCTCTGTTCAACCAGTTCCAGACATGTTGTTGCTTTACTAAATGACCGCTGCTGGCTGTGAGCTTCCGAGCCAATTCTGATTGACCACCAGCCAGAGCGATTGCCTCCGATAAGGCTAATTGCTCAGGTGTCATAGCTTTCTCCTTTTTTGGTAGTTAAGTTGTTACGAGCTGCAAGAATACAACATTAACAACTTTTACCACAACTTTTAGATGTTGGAAAGCTAAAACATAAAGTTGTAACCTCATCAAAAAAGAGAGGGATATGTTGTGAAAACACTGGCAGAACGATTAAAGATAGGTAGAGAGAAAGCTGGCATGAGCCAAGCTCAACTAGCTGAAAAAATTGGACTTTCACAACAATCTGTAGCCAAAATAGAGAATGGCGAAACTCTACAACCGCGCAAAATTAAAGAAATTGCAAAAGTTTTAGGTGTATCACAAAAGTGGTTACAACTTGGTATTGAAGACAACGCATCCATACCTGATCTTGTTGTAAAAGAAGCAGAAAGCACCGCATTAGACCCCGATATTTTCGTAAACATTCCTGTTTTAGATGTCGAGTTATCGGCAGGTAACGGATGTCTGGCTGAAATAGTTGAATCAGCTATTGACTGGTTTCCGTTAAGAAGAGCAGATTTGAGAAAATCTGGCGTATGTGCATCTAATGCCAAGATCGTACAAATATGGGGGAACAGTTTATTACCGGTTCTCAATAATGGAGATCTTGTTGCCGTTGATATTTCTCAAACCGTTCCTATTCGTGATGGCGATCTTTATGCCGTACGAGATGGTGTATTGCTAAGGGTTAAAATACTTATCAACTTACCTGACGGTGGCTTGATTCTTAGAAGCTTCAACAAAGATGAGTACCCAGATGAAATACTCACCTTTGAAGATAGACGAGCCAGAATTCATGTTATAGGTAGGGTATTCTGGTCATCGCGAACTTGGTAATGCATCGAAAAGCATTTCTTCAGAAATAATTTTAAGTTTTGCACCATTATCATCCCTATAAGATATAGCCTTTTCGATCTTCCTTCCGTGACTAGAGAATTTCCAATCACGGGAGGAAAGCGTCCCAATTACTAAAAAATCCAACTTTTGAGTAATTCCACTACTGATGTTCCCACCAGCATTTTTAATCAAATTTTCAACTACGGCTCTCTTTCCTGCAACAAAAGTGCCTGTAAGACAATAGGTTTTACCCTCTAACTCTATCGAAGCCCCTACATCAATAGGCAGCCTGGTCGCCAAACCATCCACCACCCCACTTTCCAAGTCACATCCTGTGAAGTCTACTAATGCCTTATGTAGAGTTAAACTCTCATCTTCAGTAATAACACCATCTTTAAGAATTTCCTTTACAAGTGCATAAAGTTTTTTTCCTGGGTAGTTGTTCTTCAAAGCTCCATTTTGCTCAAGCCACCAATTAAGATATCTTATTTCTTCTTGAGTTAAGTTCCGATCAGCAATTAATCCTTTACATAGTCCATTAAGTAAATGGACATCTACATCCTTGGAGTAAAAATCAATTTCAGGGATATCAAGAATTTCCCTCTGTATTTGGAGAAGGCTATTTTTAAGGTCATCACGTTCTTCTGATGTGATTATTCCATCCGCAAGAATATCCGACACCCGAGCAGATAGACTTTTTATAACTCCATTATTGATAATCTGCTTTGCTTCAAGTAACCATGTATCTAAGTAAAGAACCTCCTCTTCACGGACAACTCCATCTGCAATGATTCCATCAATGATGCTAATCAAGTTAGCAAATAACTTGTCCCGGTTCTGTGTGTAATTAAAAGCGTAAAGCGCGTCTTCCATACAACCTCCTTTTTTTGATAATCCTTGCACTCCTTGGCTACTCGTTCAAACCACATAAAGTTGTTGACAACATTCAAAACCACAACTAAATTACAACTTAAAGGTGTTAAGACAACGAACAGGCAGGACACCCACGAAGTAGCCGCCTGGGGCATATGAAGTCCAGGATGATTCGTTAGCAACAAAAAAGCGCCCTACAGGACGCTTAGCTCTTTAACAATCTGGTCCCCATCAACAAGTAACTGATAACTTGAGGAGGTGTGAAATGCACAAAACAGAACCCAAAATCGTCGCGCCTAGCTACACAGATGAGTAAATTTATGAGTGGATGACAAAGAAGCTGGCAGCTATAAACCAGCTTCGTGAAGTGCTGTCTTATCGACAGGAAACAATAGACTCCTTAAAAAAACTGGATCAGGAAATCACGGTTTTATCACAGGATGTTACTTTAGATATTGTGCAGACAAATTAGGATCCCATTCATTTTCGTCAAAATCATCAAAGTGATGAATTTGTGATCTCCAGTCTCGATAATCTAAAAATTTCTGGGCGGTTACGCTTATTTTATCAAGTGTGAGTTCATCCTGAATTGAAAGAAGAAGTTCATCAAATTTCATCTCATTAATCTGTTTTGGCATCCAGTGATGCTTCATCAGAATAAGGTGAACCAGAGCCTTTTTCCCATTCAACTGATTATAGGGAGTGCCGAATTTCTTCCGGTGCTCATGTAAGACAAGATCCAGAAGAGTAAGTAATGTTGCCCTTGATTCCACTTTGCTTATTTCGACTGATGACACTATCCCACTGATTTCAATGCCCCGATACTTTCCAACATTTTCACAGTGGGATTTGTACAACGTGTAGATATTACCGGACATTTCTTTTCCTTTTGCGTTGTTGGGGATAACCAGATTAACCGAATCCTTGTTGTTGGGGAATAACCAGGTCCACCTCGCCTGATGTGGCTAAAAGCAGGCACATAACAGCTAAGTATTTTCAACCAGAGAGAATCCTTAGAGTTGTGGTGAATGCGCAGGCTGATGCGCGAAAGACATTGCAGCTATTGCGGAAAAGAGCTGTTCGGCGGGGCAATTAAACGCCCGTGAGAGTCTGAAATAACCGCAAGCCGGAGATCAGCACCGGTCACCACAACAGCCACTGCTTTGGCGGTACCAGTTTGTACACTTGCTTCCGGCTGGTACCGCTCTTTTTACAAAACAGAGAAGAGCATCACCGGACGACGGGCTCATAACCCAATCCACCCGGGCGGCTGCCACCGCAGGTGTTCTTCTCTGTTTTGTGGAGAAACCAACCGACCTTGCAGGGTCGATATGATGAGGAGCAGCAAAATGGCTAGCGAACGCAGTACTGATGTGCAGGCATTTATCGGGGAGCTGGACGGCGGCGTATTTGAAACCAAAATCGGCGCTGTTCTCAGTGAAGTCGCTTCAGGTGTGATGAACACGAAAACCAAAGGGAAGGTCTCGCTCAACCTGGAAATCGAACCGTTTGATGAGAACCGTGTGAAAATAAAACACAAACTCTCATATGTTCGTCCGACTAACCGCGGGAAAATTTCCGAAGAAGACACCACCGAAACGCCGATGTATGTCAATCGCGGTGGTCGCCTGACTATTCTGCAGGAAGACCAGGGACAATTACTGACTCTTGCCGGTGAACCTGACGGAAAACTCCGCGCAGCAGGTCATTAATATCGTTCTTAATTAACTGATTATTTATCTCATCACTGAATATCTTAATATAGTGAGGACTTATTATGTCTCAGAACTTAGACGCAACCGCAATTAATCAAATCCATGCCCTTATTTCTGCTCAGGGTGTTAATGAAATTATCAGTAAGATTGGTGCCGATGCTGTGGCATTGCCTGAGAATTTCCGCATTCATGATCTGGAAAAATTTAATTTAAATCGCTTCCGTTTCCGTGGTGCGCTTTCCACTGCCAGCATCGATGACTTTACCCGTTATTCTAAAGATCTTGCAGATGAAGGCACCCGCTGCTTTATCGATGCCGATAATATGCGTGCCGTCAGTGTGCTTAACCTGGGTACTATTGGTGAACCAGGTCACGCAGATAACACCGCCACACTCAAACTGAAAAAGACAGCACCGTTCTCTGCTCTGTTGTCTGTTAACGGCGAGCGTAACTCCCAGAAGTCACTGGCAGAATGGATTGAAGACTGGGCCGACTATCTTGTGGGCTTTGATGCTAATGGTGACGCTATTAAGGCAACAAAAGCGGCTGCGGTAGTCCGTAAAATCACGATTGAAGCAAACCAGACCGCTGATTTTGAAGATAATGACTTCAGCGGCAAACGCTCCCTGATGGAGTCTGTCGAAGCGAAGACCAAAGACATTATGCCAGTGGCATTTGAATTTAAATGCGTTCCGTTTGAAGGCCTGAAAGAACGTCCGTTTAAATTACGCCTCAGCATTATCACTGGCGATCGTCCTGTACTGGTTCTGCGCATTATTCAGCTGGAAGCAGTGCAGGAAGAAATGGCTAACGAATTTCGTGATCTGCTTATTGAGAAATTTAAAGACAGCAAAGTAGAAACCTTTATTGGTACTTTCACCGCCTGATTTCATTACTGCAAATGCCCCTGCGGGGGCATTTATGGAAACATAATTGACTCAATAATCGCCTGATGGCGAGGGTTTTCTTTAACCAAAATTCAGCGCGGTGCAGCGCATATAAAGTGGAGAACAAAATGTCATTTATTAAAACTTTTTCCGGGAAGCATTTTTATTATGACAGGATAAATAAAGACGACATCGTGATTAACGATATCGCGGTTTCCCTTTCAAATATCTGTCGCTTTGCAGGACATCTTTCACACTTCTACAGCGTCGCCCAACATGCGGTGCTTTGCAGCCAGCTGGTACCGCAGGAATTTGCTTTTGAAGCGTTAATGCATGATGCAACAGAAGCGTATTGCCAGGACATCCCAGCTCCACTGAAACGCCTTCTTCCTGACTATAAACGGATGGAAGAAAAAATAGACGCCGTAATCCGTGAGAAATACGGGTTACCTCCTGTTATGAGCACGCCTGTGAAATATGCCGATCTCATTATGCTGGCAACCGAACGTCGCGATCTCGGGCTTGATGATGGCTCTTTCTGGCCTGTACTGGAAGGTATCCCGGCGACAGAGATGTTCAAAGTTATTCCACTGTCACCAGGCCATGCCTACGGGATGTTTATGGAACGTTTTAACGAGTTATCGGAGTTACGCAAATGCGCATGAATGTTTTCGAAATGGAAGGGTTTCTTCGCGGGAAATGTGTACCGCGAGATCTGAAAGTGAATGAAACAAATGCTGAGTACCTGGTACGTAAATTCGATGCGCTTGAAGCTAAATGTGCGGCACTGGAAAACAAAATAATACCAGTGTCAGCTGAACTGCCGCCAGCAAATGAAAGTGTTCTGTTATTTGATGCTAACGGAGAAGGCTGGCTAATTGGCTGGCGTTCTCTCTGGTACACCTGGGGACAAAAAGAAACCGGAGAATGGCAGTGGACATTTCAGGTCGGGGACCTTGAAAACGTCAATATCACTCACTGGGCAGTAATGCCGAAAGCACCGAAGAATAAAAAATGAGCGTGATAAAAACTCATACAGGAATTGTTATCACCCGAGACGGTCCGCAGGTAAAAAAACTGCACCAGACAAAGCGGATGTGGGTCGTCGGAAAAAACGAGTTTTACCACAAAGAAACCGGACGCCGCCACTTTGCAGAAAATACTCGCCGCCGACTGCTGATCGATACCATCAAGCCTATCGAGGTGAAGCATGTTTAAACAGAACGAAAAATCTATCGCTCAAATTGCTGAGTATATCCCGCATGCGTGCCGGGATATGCAGTTGCAGGAAGCCAAAGCACGCCTGGAGAAAAAAATTGCGCTCTATATCGATGACGGCTGTGATGCCGCCGTTCTTAACGCGGCGTTCGCGCCAGCTCTTAACAGTCATACGCGAAAGTCTTTTTTTTCGTGGCATCGCAGCGCAGATCCGTAAAGGAGGCAACCAGTGAGCAACATTAACTATCAGGTACTGCGTGAAAAGGCAGAGAAAGCAACTAAAGGAAGCTACATCGTAGGGCATACATCTGTTAACCAGCACGGCAATTTAACAGGAGTTTTTGTTTGCCAAAAATGGAAAGGAGAACCCGGTGGCGTGATTGCGGAATGTCATATTAACTGCCTGATTGAAACAGATGCTCAGGCTTATGCAAACGCTGAATTCATAGCAGAGGCTAACCCGGCTACCGTGCTGGCACTACTGGATGAACGGGAAAGGAACCAGCAATACATCAAACGCCGCGACCAGGAGAACGAGGAAATTTCGCTAACGGTAGGGAAGCTGCGCGTTGAGCTTGAGGCAGAAAAATCAAAACTCAACGAGCAGCGTGAGTATTACGAAGGTGTTATCTCGGATGGGAGTAAGCGCATTGCTGAACTGGAGAAAAGCGAAGAGCAACTCATTAATGAGCGTGACCATGCTGAGTCTGCTTTAGCTGATATGTACTTTGCAGCAACCGGGGATAGGCCGGAGTGGAGTAACTGGTTCGGCTTTTCTGATGCTGTCGATGCCGTGGTTGACAGAATTGCTGATTTAGAAGCTAAACAGCCATCGCCAGTAGTACCGGAAGGACTGGTTAAAGCAGTGCGCTTCTATGAACAGGTTAAGCGTGAAAATCCGCCAGTCGAAACCGGAGCATGGAAAGACGCTGTTGACTGGGTACTCAAAGAGGCTTGCAAGGCTGTAAACATTGGCATCAAAGGAGAGTGAGATGAACGGACAAATCTCAATTGTTCGACCGGGAGCATGTGACGATCGCGAGATACGAATGATTATTCGTCTGGCGATGGGGAGAACAATAACAGCTCTCATTACTCCAGAAAATCTCGCATTAGCTTTAACCGGAAAGTCAGAACTGCCAGTGGAGCTAAAACTGCGAAATGTTGAGATTAAGGTGAAATAGCTATGACCACTATTACCAAAGAACGTATTGAATTGTTCATTAAAAATCCGCTTGAAAACGGGCTTACTCGTGGCGAACAAATGGAACTGGCACGAATTGCACTGGCATCACTGGAACGCGAACAGATTCGCCACGAGCATGCCAAATGGTCTGACTCCACATTTGGCTGCGTTGGCCCCATTGGTCCACTGAAACACCTCTCAAAAGAGGCACTGGAAGCCGCAGCCGAACCAGACGATCTTAGCGAGTGGGCTGATATGCAGTTTCTGTTGTGGGATGCACAGCGCCGTGCTGGCATCAGCGATGCTGAAATTACCGCTGCTATGGAAGATAAATTGAAGATCAACATGGAGCGCCAGTGGCCTGAGCCAAAAGATGGTGAGCCTCGCTTGCACATTAAAGAACCCGGCAACTCTCCGGTAATTCCGGATGGTTTATCCACGGTATGCGCTGAGGCTTATCAGGTTGTAGGAGTTATGGCAGATGCGCTTGGTGTATTCGGTGATGCAGCAGTACAGAAAGTTCTGGATAACCTGTCACAGCAAAAACTTGTTCACAGAGATGTGCTGCCGTTCTCGCTTCCGGTAACTCCGGATGGTTGGATAAGCTGTAGTGAGCGAATGCCAGAAATGGGAGAGCGACAATGCTATGTGTTAGCTGCTGACTTTAAAAACAACTACCCACCAAACATCCCCAACACTCAGGTCGGCGTATATGGCGACTGGTTTAATGATGGCAAGCCCACTTGGGATGACGGTGATGGCGAAGACCTGTATCTCAAGGAGGTAACCCACTGGATGCCGCTGCCAGAACCGCCGCAGGAGGTGAATCAATGAGCTGGCCTGATGCAATCGTAACTCTGGGGGTGGTATTCGCAGCAGCGTTTGTTGTGTTCTCGATTTGTCGATGGGGATAACCACATGTTCGCTTTGATTCAACGCGGGCAGATATACACCGATAGTGCTGGCTACCCGGTAAAAATTACTCACAGTACTGTTCACTCGGTATTCTTTCGGAGGATGGACGGGCGCTCCGGGCGGGTACGCATCACTGAGTTCAACAGCCTGTTCGAACATATTGACCACCAGGAGTACCGCAAAATTCTCGCGGACACTGAGCAGGAAAAGCACCTGAAAAAATTACGAGCCATAAAAAGGAAGTAAAGAATGAATAAAGCATTTGAACGATGGGTCCACCAGCGTTACGGCAATCGCTATGACCTGACGCGAGATGTTGACGGCTTCTACTGTCGTGAAGTTGTGAAGCGAATGGTTGAAGTGTGGTGCCACTGCCGTGGATGAAAATTTTATGAGGTTGGCATGCAGACAATCATCTATCAGATAACCCCCAGCAAATGGTGTACGGAGAGAGTCCTCATTGCATCAACAGGGCTAAAGCCTGGCACCATTGAGCGGGCAAGAAGAAAGTCATGGATGCAGGGAAAAGAATACCGCCATTACGCTGTAGAAGGTGATCCGGGGCACTACAGTGAATGCCTGTACAACATCGAAGAAATTATGCGATGGATCGAAAACCAGAAACAACCAGGTGCCAAAAATGCAAGTTCCGGTTAACCTGTTAATGCTCCTGGACGTCTGGGAGGTTTAATGAGTAACGCATCATACCCGACAGGCGTTGAAAACCATGGAGGATCACTCCGTATATGGTTTCACTATAATGGCAAACGTGTCAGAGAAAACCTCGGTGTTCCTGACACAGCCAAAAACCGGAAGATCGCTGGTGAACTTCGCACTTCCGTTTGTTTTGCAATCAGAATGGGGAGTTTCGACTACGCCGCGCAGTTCCCTAATTCCCCTAACCTGAAACACTTTGGTCTGGGAAAAAGAGAGATAACCGTTAAGGCACTTTCGGAAAAATGGTTGGACCTTAAGAAAATTGAGATTTGTGCGAATGCACTTAACCGTTACCAGTCAGTAATTAAAAACATGTTACCAATGTTAGGTGAAAAAAAACTGGTTTCATCCATAACAAAAGAGGATTTACTTTTCGTAAGGAGAGATTTGTTGACCGGTTACCAAAAGCTTTCTAATGGAAAGACTTCTTCCATAAAAGGGCGCTCAGTGGTCACGGTAAACTACTATATGACAACCATAGCTGGAATGTTTCAATTTGCAACAGATAATGGTTATACCTCAGGAAACCCATTTAACGGTCTGGCTCCCTTAAAAAAGTCCAAGGTAAAACCAGATCCTCTCACCCGTGACGAATTTATTCGTTTTATTGAGGCTTGCCGTCATCAACAAACAAAAAACCTGTGGATTCTCGCTGTATACACGGGTATTCGTCACGGGGAGTTGGTATCGCTGGCATGGGAAGATATAGACCTTAAAGCAAGGACTATAACCATCCGTAGAAATTATACAAAACTTGGCGAATTCACTCCACCAAAAACCGATGCAGGCACCGGAAGGACAATTCATCTGGTTCAACCAGCTATTGATGCTCTTAAAAGCCAGGCGGAAATGACCATGCTTGGAAAGCAACATTCTGTAGAGGTGAAGCAGAGGGAATATGGGAGAACTGCTGTGCATAAATGCACTTTTGTTTTTAGTCCTCAGGTAACAAAACAGCAGCAGTTGTCCGGACCTCACTACAAGGTTGACTCCATCAGGGAGTCATGGACAAGTATCTTAAAACGCGCAGGTCTGAGACACAGAAAATCGTACCAATCCAGGCATACTTATGCATGCTGGTCACTTGCCGCTGGAGCTAATCCTAGTTTTATCGCAAGCCAGATGGGCCACATAAACGCACAAATGGTATTCAATGTTTACGGAGCATGGATGAAAGACAACAATCACGAACAGATAGAACTCCTTAACAAAAGACTATCTGAAAGTGTCCCATGTATGCCCCATAAGAAAGTGGGGTAAAATAAAAACTTGTAAAATCAGTTAGTTTACCCTTAATCCCTGTCACGTTACGCGCGTGGCAGAGGCGTTACGGA